CAATAATTACGAGGTCAGGTTTTACTCCCATACTTGTTGCTTTCGCAATATGTGACTCAATAGTTGAGATTGTTGCCCTACCTGTTGGAAATTCTTTAATAATTAGTTTACCTGGCAATTGGGGTATGATTTCTTCAATTTTTTCCCTATGTGAATTTACTTTGTTTACAGGTATTTTTGTAAAAAAAGCATCATATCTTTTACCAACATAATCTTCTCCTAATTCTAAAGTATAATGAAGTACATTATATCCCAATCTAACTGCATGTCCTCCTAGAGCAACTAATGACCAAGATTTACCACCTCCTGGATTACCAAATATAAGACCAAAATCTCCATTTCCAAGTCCACCTTGTAATAAGTTATTAATTTTATCCCAAGGGGTTGGAACAGTTTCTCTTGAATTTTCTCTATACCTTGATTCAATATCTTTAATATATTCATGTCCTAAATTTTTATCTTGTCCTGCTTTTAAAGCATTATCAATTAAAAAACGAATACCATCAAAGTCTCCACCTTTAAGTAAATCAACAGAAGACATTAATGCCTTTTTTAATTGTTGGTTTTTACAAAAATTAGTAAATTCTTCTTGAACATATTCTAAGTCTTCATCTGAAGTAACGTATGCTTCTTTAAGTTGTTCTTTAATAGATATTTGTAGTACTTCATTATCTACTTTTTGTAATTCAACTTTTAGAATATCTAATGAAGGAGTAGTATGATATTTATCATAATACTTTAAAATTTCTTTAATAGCCCATTTTTGAGCAGGATTTTCAAAATACTCATCTGAGATAATATCATGTATATTAACTAAAAATTCTTTATGAGTTAATAAAGATGATAAAACCTTTATTTGAAAATCGTGTCCGTATTGATTTATATTTTTTAGTGTCAATCTTTATAACCTTTAAATTGTGAAAATATATCTTTTAACCATATCTCTAGATTTCTAATCATCCCCCCCATTTTATCCTCATTATAAAATTGAATAAACATTTCAGGGTTAAATTCAGGGAAATCTTCTACTATTAAATTATCTATATGTTTTTTCCCCCTATCATCAATCATAGGAATACTTAAATCCATAACTTTATAACTTGTTTCAATTCGAGATTGATCCTGAATTATGCGTGAATATACAACATGGTCTTTAAATTTCCTAGTAGATATTTCAAAAATATCATCTAAAGTTAAACTTTTAGTTTTTAATTCAGGAAACTTTTTAAATATCCCTTTAGCACCTAATCCTTTAATTCCTGGAATATTATCTGAATTATCACCTAATAGTGTTTTATACAAAATGAAATTTTCAGGTAATAAACCTAATTTTTCTTCTACTACTTTAGGTGTATAATATTCCTTTTCCATTGGTCTGTATAAAATAATTTTATCAGTTACCAATTGTAAAAAGTCTTTATCACTAGATACAATAAAACAAGTTGAATTGTGTTTTTCAACTAATTTTTCAGCTAGCACGGCTATAATGTCGTCTGCTTCTACTTTATCTAATATAGTGGTTTTAACAGGTAATAACTTTAAATATTGAATTATACGTACTATTTGGTCAATTTTTGAATCATGTTCTTGAACCTGCTCCATCGAATACTACATAAACAGATGTTGGATTTGTTTGCCTAATCATGGCACCTAAAGAACGAAAAAATCCACCTAACCCCCCAATATGAACTCCATCAGGATTTACCATATTCATCATTGCAAAGTTTCTAAAAAATAGATTTAAACCATCTAAAATTAATACTCTATCATGTTTTTTTGGAATAGTCTCTTCCTGATCCTCCTGAACACTGTCCAGTAGATTAAATAATTCTTTATGTTTCATGTTTTATTTTATAAGTCTTGTACGTCGTAAAGTACAGGGGTTGTATCCTCTTGATCTTCTACAATTTTGAATTGTCCTCCTCCTAAGATTTTAGACCATTCATCAGCATGCTCTTTTTTATAAGCATTTTTATCTTTATCAGTATCTTGAATAAAACCGTGGTTTGTCATAACAATTTTACCTCTTGATTGCATACCATTAACATGATTTTTATCAATCTGTAAGTTTGTTCTTTTACCCCATTCTACTTGCATACCACCTTTAATTGCTTTAATCTTAGATGTACCCGCATTTGAAATATTACCAAATGTAACTACAAATGTAGCATCATACCACATAGCCATCCCACCTTTGTTCATCATTTTTGGTTGACCCATAGGTGATTCTGCTTTAGCTGTCCATACTTTATTAACTGCAACTAAAGTATTAGTATATGGTGATGATTCTTTACGAGACATTACAATACTTTGGTTTACGGTATTACCGAATTGAGTAGACATTGCACCCGCATTCCATTCGTTGTTATTCTTTAGTTTTTCAACTGACATTGCACAAGGAATAGATCCAATTGAATCCCAGAAAAATGCTAAATCATAAGGTAAATTACCTTTTTTCTGTTCATTTTGTAAATCCATGATAAATGCTGCTACGTCTTCAATAGTATGTAATGTTTCTCTATCAACATAGATAAAATTACCTTCATAATCTATAACTTCACCATCTTCATCTTTAATTAGGTTTACTTCTAGCCCCATTTGAGCTGCATGTTCCCAATTCCATTTCATCTCAGTAATAATAAATACAGGAAGTATACCCATATTTTGAGCTGATACTGCTGCTTCAAGTAGAGCAGTTGTTTTTCCAGTATCAGAATGACCTCTAAGTAATGAAATGTGTCCCATAGGGATACCAGGTACACCAGCTACTTTTTGAAAAGCAGGTGATAGAGGTATCCACTGTTGATCCTTAAATTTGACATTTTTATTTAAACCTTTAGATGATTTAAATTTATTAAGATCAAATTTGCTCTTAATCTCGGCAGACACTGCTGCCGAGAGAGACTTCGATGCTTTTTTTGCCATATTTAGAAAGGTAAATCATCAACTTTGTTATCAGATTTGTCATCAAATAGTGAATCAAATTCATCTACCTTATTCTGTTTAGCTTTAGAAGTATCTAAACTAAAATTGCTTGAAGGTGTAGCTGGTGTAGATACACTTTCAACTACTTCTTCTGAATCATCTTCTGGGGATAACCACTTTTCTAGGGCTGATTTCATATCATCAAATGAATAACGTTTAAATAAACCATCTGTTGGGTTTGGTTGTTCACTTGTCCATTTTTCTACTAATGAAGCATCTTCACTAAGAGGTGAAGTTTTTAATCTAACACGTACTGATGATTTGTTATAAGGAGTACCTGTTGATTCTGGTCCTACTGTTTCTACTGTAAGGTCTCTACCATTTACAATGTCAGTGTAATCTCCAATTTCATCATCTACTGCAAGTGCAAGTAATTCTTCATATACTTGTTTTCCAAATTGCCATAGTCTAACACCTTTATCTTCTTCTCCACGTACTACTACAGGAACAAAAACACGGTTTTTAGCATCTAACTTTTTAGCAAGCACATAATTTTCTTTATTATACTCACCTTCACGCAATTTCCCAGCAAATAGGGCAATTGGGTCTTTTTCTCCAAAATTAAGAGGTGAAATCATTACTTTATTAGTAATACCATAATAGAACTTAAGTTCTGTAAATGGGTTAGCTGAATTGTATGCAGATGGTACAATTCTAATTTGTTGTTTACCTACTGTAGGTCTCCAAAAAATTGTTGAATAATCGGTCTTTTGACCACCCTTAGGTTTTGATTGGAGGGTATCCAATTTCTGTTTAAGCATTGATAAATCCATAAATGTAACTTATTTTTAATTATAACTGTTTTAATGTAACTTAAATATACGAACTGTAATTCGGGGAGCCAAACTATAGTTCAATTATTTTGTAAATTTTTGTATTTAATTGATTTAATTCATTGTGTTGTGTAAGTAAAACACAATTTCTATAATGCTGCCAATCTACTTTATAACTAGTATCAACAACACCACCATTTAACTTTTTAATTAACTCATTTAAAGCATTAATAGTGTATAAGGTATTAGATTCTTTTTTACGATGTACTAAAATAGTATTATCGGGGATTGAACTTAAATTTGTTTGGTCTACGTTATATGTAATTACATATTCGTTTTTGTCTACTATTTCTAAAACAAAAAGCTTATTGTAAATAATATCATACTTAGCCTTTATGTCATCAATTAGTTCATCCAGACCTTCTAAGTCTGTAAATGTACAAAAAAGTTTATTATTCAAATCTCCTAAATTTTGGAATGATGTTATTACATCATAATTCGTATTATACGTATTAGGATTATTCTGTAAAATTGTAGTCATAACCTTCTATTTCTTTAATGTTTAATTTATATTTTTTAAATATTTTTCTAATTTCTTCTAAAATCTCTACTTCTTCATCATCCACATCTAATAAAAACGAATCATACGTGTATAATACAAGTTGTGTTTTACATTTTCTTAATATACAAAGTATATCCCACAATATCAACACATTTGTAGACGTTTCTAAATTTTGTAAAATATAATTAAATAACTTTTGTGGATTCATATTATCTAAGTTTTCTTTTTCATATCTATATCCAGAAACTTTACATTCTACAAACCCATCGCTTTGAAACTTACTCCAAAGTTCTCCTACGTATTTCTCGATTTTTTGAAAGAATTCCAGGTGCTTGTAATTTTTAAAAACGCCTCCATAGAGCTGTTTGAAGGTAAGTTCTTTCGATTTTTTATAATCCACTCCATATAAGGACGCAAAATGCTTGTGAATATCAACGCCGGAAAAATCATAATCAATAAGACGAGCAGACAAGCTAGGGTGGTAAGCGCTAATATCAATTTCCACAAACCTATTATTACGTGGTATAAAACTTTTTCTACATCCATTTTCTTTATTAAGTGCCGCATAATTTACATTATTGAATTTATTTGAGGGTCTTGTTGTTGTTGTTTTTAAGTTGAACTGAGTGTTGACGTATTCACCGTCAACTGCGTGGAAGTATTCACTGAAGGTTTCATTGTGTATACGTATGCCACTTCTCTCGATGGCGTTGAATACCACGGATACTCTACTGTTAAAGAACTCATCATATTTTGTTTTTTCTATGTTAATATTCGCTTTTAGATCTCTAAAAATCGTTTCACACAATTCATAATGTTTAACAATCGGTATAATTAAGTTTAACTCCGGATTATCTTTGTGTTCACGATAATATAAATCGTGTGTTTGTGTTGTAGGTCGTATATACGTAGTAGGGGGTGGTGTTATGTCATAAAGAGTTTTGATTGGAAAATAGTGTAATATTTCCTTTTTATCACGACAGTATATTTTATCAAATTTGTTTAGTAAATCGATTATACGCGTGTTTAACGCATTTAAAGCTTCACTATGGGCAACGCATACCATAAAGCCTTTACTCGCTTCAATCGGTCTAATATACACTAAACTAACGTGATTTTGTACGGGGTGTATTGTGTCATTATAAGGTATTACCTCAATGAAAGCCTCTTTATAACCACTATTTATTAAAACATTTAACTGTTCCTCGTCTTCTACAAGCCAGTACATATAACCTTATTTTGCCCTAAATATACGAACCTATCTAGTAACCTCCACCCATTCTATTATTTCTTTGGGTTTCTACTTTATTTATTTTATCATTAGTATTAGACCCACTTACAGGAATTAATAAACTATGGGCTATTTCAGTATGTTGTCTTCCCTCCATTGCTCCCTTTTCAGGATGAATGTGGTAATATCCTTGATATAATTTACCAGTTAAAGCAGATCTATATTCTTTTCCCTCTGTATAAAGATTTTCATTAGTTGAATACCTAAATAA